AGTTAGTTGTGCTGATACTGCTCCTTTAGCGGCTAGCATTGAAGATGCGTCGTTGCCATAATCTGCGCCTACTTGATAGATGAAATCTACTTGATCTATTGCAACTGCTTGACCAGTTGGCACATTTACATATGCAGATAGATCCAAAGTTCCTGTTACCCTGGTTCCTGAAGCGGAAGCTGGGGCTAGTTGTACTGTCTCGGTTAGGTAGAAACTACCTGTTTTAGCGGTTGCCATGCGCTTTGCTAAGTCGACTAGGTGTATAAACTAAACCCGGATTCAATCTTCTTATGATCTGGACGTGGAAAGAGAGATTCTGTTCCCTATCCCACCCCCGCCCACCCTACCAATGACAACACCACCCCTATGAAATAGGGGGTCCAGTTTTTGGTGATTATATAATTTTATAACCTAAAACTCGTTGACCAGGGTATGCCCAAACAAAATATGTGCGTAACAATAGATGAAACCATACATACATGGTTGAAAACAAAGAATGAGATGATGTCTAGGATAGTTAATGGCTATCTATTAGATGCCATGATTAAAGAATTGCATCAAGATGTATTGAAAGAATGCACCACTTGTGGTCGACGATCAGACTTCGACGAGTATGCATCAAAGAATAAGACTGACAAATGCACCTTCTGCATCAGAGGGAAGATGGTTCCGGTGGTTCAATGAGTTATGCATCTATTCCATGTCCATCATGTGGATCACGACGAGTTGTAGACTGGGAAGAATACGAATTAATTATGAAATGTCAACAGTTTATGTGTTGGGATTCATGTGGAATGGATGTCTTTGTTCCTCCGATGTGGGTCTTTCTGAATAAAGTTGTATTGAATGGAGCTGTTGAAGATGAATGATCCAGAAGTGATGGAGCGTATTGCAGCTGCATTAGAAAAGATTGCTTTTATTTTAAGTGAGTTTTATGAAGAGGGATTTAATTGAGACAAGAAAGAATTACCAGTTACCAGGATCTAGAAGCCAGGGTTAAGTTCCTGGAACAATCGATTGCAATGTTTTGTGAATGGCAGATGGAACATAGAAAATCCTTTCAGACTTTACATGAGTTCCTTTCCAAAGAAGATGGAGATAAAACCGGCAATGATCCAGAAGCATAGCTTCTCCCAAGGAGATATCTTACCATCACCATCAAAGTCGGGTGCATCAATAGCCATGAGTACCACGGTAACCGTAATAATCCCAAGAGCGAGTCTGTTGACGCCCTTCATATCGATTTGGAAGCGGCCGATCTCTTTCAGGTTCAGGTCTTCTCATTTCTTGAACATAAGCCGGTTCTCTTATTGCTCTGGTTTGCACACTGTTACGCAATGCATCAAGTCTATTTCGTAGAGCTATTGATTCTGCAATTGTCATAGCCGTATTTGATTGCATCAAATCGATGGTAAATCCCCTGGTTAATTCCCTGGTTAATTCGCCAATCATTTTCTTCAATCGACGATCTTCAACTTCTACGTCACTAAAGATGTTTGAATACATTTTATCACTGGTTAAGTTCGTATGATCTCTTTAAGCGATAGATGTTTATGTATTCTGGTTCTTCAGCGGCTGAACCACGTAGAACGATTCTACATGATGGAAGTTGTAGCCTATCGCCATCAGTAATTCCTGAAGCTTCAGAGACTACAACGAACCTGGTAATGTATAGTCTGTCGTTGTTAGTAGGTTCACCCGATCCGAAGTAATGATTTCTAAGTTTAGTCATCAATGCTTGGCCGGCGATCTGGTTATCAACAGCGAGTATAGTATTGTTACCTAGGATTACCTGGTCCCAATCTAAAGTTGAATCTAGATAACCAGGATTACCATCTTGGCCAGTAAGATATTCAACAATTAAAGTATCAGGACTGACAGGGCCTGGAGTAACTAATGTTACCATTTCAACATAGAAGTCATATGGAGTCAAGGGGTTTGATGCACCTATAGTAGAACGGTAAACGCCAGGATCTAGCATAGCTCTATCATCGAGAAAGAAAGTTAAATCGTTTTGCCTGGTATATCCAGCTAGATCGATGAAGGTTTGAAAGTATGGGATATCTACTCCTAGGCGAGAATAGTTCTTCCATCCTTGAGATAAGAGCCATGCGCCTGTATCAGTATAGGTAGCAGCTAGTGCCGGTATAATCTTGTTCAGTTTTACTATCTGTCCCGCTGATGGTTCTTTCTTACTTGCCATACTATCACCTCATCTTCTTTGCTAGTTTGTGCGCTGCTTTCTGCGCTCGCTTGAATCCGTCCTTAGCCCACTTGCCAGACTTAAGCTTGTATTTACCTGCTACTTTCTTGAATGCTTTTCCGTACTTAATACTGTACGCGCTCGCTTTACGCTTTGCCTTCTTTTCAAGAGGGGCAAGTTTCTGACTTTGCTTCTTAGCCATATCAGTAGGGACGCCAGCACTTTCTAGCAACTCCTGTAACAATCTGCATGTTTCACAAGCCATTCATACCGCCTCATTGAGAAGCAGTCGATTGGATAGCGATAGCGGTCCAGTCTTTAGGTCCAAGTTTAACGACTCTGCAGCGGATACGGGCAGTAACCCATACATCTCCGCCACCAACAGCGTTACCATCGTTGCCGACAGTTAAGAAAAGTGTGTCATTAACGACTAAGAACATCTCACTCAATGAGTTAGGTCCAAAGTTGTCAGGGTAAATATCAGCGGAATGAGATACAATGTTGTTGGTCTGATCTATGTTCATTCCACCTGAAGCCACTAAAGATTGACTGTCAGCTCTAACAAATGCTGCGCCTGGGTTCAAATCAGTTAGTTGTGCTGATACTGCTCCTTTAGCGGCTAGCATTGAAGATGCGTCGTTGCCATAATCTGCGCCTACTTGATAGATGAAATCTACTTGATCTATTGCAACTGCTTGACCAGTTGGCAC